GTTTGTACTGTTTCAGTACCAGCAGCCGATCTAAGTATGACAGTAAGATCTGCGTCTGCGAATATCTTGAAAGTATACGCAAATGTGGTGGTACTTCCGTCTCCACTGTAACTGTTTTTTGTGGTTGTGCTACTAACTGTCATAACTACCTCATTTCTACGTTATAATCTTTTTTGCTAAATTAATCAAATTAAAATCTTTTTGCATAACTTGATGGAGGATAATAAAACTCTTGGTCAAAATCCTCTCTCATCCTTGTTTCCATTTTATCCATGTAGCCAGGACTAGCTCTTTCTAAAAGTCCATACAATAAAAAATAATCAAGAGCCGTTTTTGTATAAAATAGATTAATGTAAGGAGTGTTTTGTAACCCAAATTTTGCTGCATCTTTTGCCAAATCATCTCCATCTCTAAATTTTGCATATATAGTTCCTAGGTCATCTATAACAGAAGCCGTAGGACCAAGTGCTGTTGTTGTTAGAGATTGACCATACTCATTAAATTTCCCAAAAATAAAGTCACCATAAATTCCTGCACCACCACCTTGCAGAAAAGCTCTAGTTAAAACGTCTTTTGTTTTAGACAAATCCTCATTAAAAACATCCATAGGTTCTTTGCCTTTTATAATATCCTTCAAACTCATTGACAAATAACCCATAACAGTCGTGCCAACCATCATTTGACTAAGACCTATTATACCACTTGTACCACCACCTTTTGCATAAAAATGTCTACTCATACCTTTTGTAATGTAAGTAATAGGAAAACCTTTTAGCTGCATTATCATTCTCACAGCTTCACCAATAACAGTGCCCCTTGGTTGCCCTTGATTCATTATAGCTCTTTCTCTTGCACCTGGTGTTGGAATAGCTGCATCAGCAGAATCTACATAATAACTTGATAATTTGGTTCTAAGTTCATCCCTAAACTCTGCCCTCATGTTTTCGTTAATATCTAATTTTCCTGTTTTATTACTAATTACAATATCAATTTTTGCATCTGGTATTTCGTCAACCAAAGCTGGAACCAGGTATTTTTGCCCATCAACGGCTTTCATATCTAACCCACGAAATAATGACCATTCAACACCAGTTATTCCATATTGGTTAAGCAAACGTTTTGTTTCTTTTGGAACATCATCAAAACTTCTATTTGAATAATTAGCAAGATCAGATGCAAGCATTGCAGCCAACCCTTCCTTTTGTGCACTGTTCCACCATTGCATACCATTTAACCTAAAAAACATTTGATGTGCCTTAGCAATCATTCCTGGTCCACTGTCATTAGCACCGAATCGTGCGTGAACATTACCCAACCAGCTATCAACACCTACATTTAATAAAAAGGCTAATTCTTTCTGTTGCTCACTTTTAAAACCTTTAAACACATCACCAAATGCTTTTGCATAAGAGCCGAATATTCCTCTTTCTGTGTTTGCATTTATAAAAGATGCTTTGGTAGCTATATCTGAAAATGATGATATTGTGGCTGCACCTAACTTTGCCATATTTTGTATCATTCTATACCCAGCAGCAATACCTGCAAAATCAGACGCCATTCCTAAAAATGGTTTACCGACACCCCTTGCTCTTGTGGTGCCATCTAATTCTTTAAATTGATTGTCTAAAGACCTTTTGCTAATTTTATCATATATACTTAGGTCTCCTTTTGCCTTACCCTGCATATCTTGCAAAACCCTATCAAACATTGCCCTTGGATTTGGTCCGAATGTTTCCATTAACCCTATACTTTGTGCGTCATGCGATATACCAGCTAAAACAGACTCAGCCAAAGTCATACGACTATATTTGTTTTTGTATGCGTAAGACGAGCCACCATCTTTAAAATGTATAATTCTTTCACCACTTAAACCTTTTGCTAAATTAGTAGCTGTTTTAAATGAAGTTAATGGCTTTGATCCATCTAACTGTATTTGTTCCGTAGTTTTCATATGATTGCCTGAAACTAAATTGTCGTACATATCACCTAAAAACTCATCTTCTGTTTTATCTAACGGCTTGTTTTCAAACGTTTTTTCTTTGTCTATATAATTTTTTATATCGGCTACCCATGTTTCTTTACCAGCATCCCTTAAAAGCAATGCGTCATGGTTTTGCCTTACAACATAGTTTTTTAGCTCTCCAATATTTGCCCCATTTCTGTTTTTTCTTTTCAAAAGACGTTTTTGTACTTTCTGTATACTTTCTGCAATTTGCCTTGCTTCAGGACTGCCACTTTTCCCGAATCCATCAAAAAGCTCGACATATATTTTTTCATCTAACTCTGCACTTTGAAACACTTTCAACAAATCATTTTTTTTCAACTCAGCAGCTAACACACTAGCCGAGTCAGTCATAATGGCGTGTTGTTTTGCGTCAACGCTATACAAACCTTTTTCAGCATACCTTGCGTCACCAACCATAATTGCAGACAATGCTCTTGATGGATTTTTAGGATCTATCTTTAATGCTTCCATTATATTGCCGTAAGCTCGTGCACTTAATAAAGCGTTCCTTTTTAATATGGCTGCTTTTATTTTAGCTTGCTGTGATAGCTTTGCTGCTTCTTGAATTAAATTTGCTAAATCATCCTCACCAAATGCACTGCTTCTTTTTTTTAACTTGCTTTCTAAAATTTTAAGGATGTCTTCAACTTCCTCTAATGGGATCTCTACACCATTTTTATTTTTTACAGCGTTAATAACATCTGCTGAACATATTTTTATATTGCTCATTTTAGATTCCTCATATTAGTAATTAAGCAACTTGCACCTGCTCTAGCTGCTTCATCATAAGAAGAATCAGCTTTATTTATTAAATCATCAGATGCTTTTATTTCTGCGTCTAAATCTTCTGGTAGCAAATTTGCGTTCCTAAAACCTTGCAGATCAGCTTCCAGTAAACTATTTTGACTGAGAATATCTGCTAGTTCTGAGCTTTGGTAATCGAGACCATCTGCTTCCATTTCATCTAAAATGTTTTTCTGATCTCTTAAGGCACCTAAATATGTGTTAGTTACGGCAGCTTCGTCACCTAAATCTTTATATTGCTGCTCTGTCAATCCATCTTTCTCTATGGCTGTATTGTAATCATAATAATCTTGTTTTTGCATGGCATTGTCTATAGCAGACAAAAAAGTTTCGTTAGACATTCCTTTAGGATTTATACCATAACGTTTTGCCAAAGCATCAAGTTCCTGTGATCTTTCAAAAGCAAGTAAATCATCTGTATCAAACTCTGAAAATTTACCAACGTGAAGATCCTCTGCTATAGCTTCGTAAAATTGGGCAGGAGTAAACTCATCTACCCCATCAACTAAAGCCTTGGGAAAATAACCAGCTTCCCTAGCCAATTCCATCATTTCATTTATGGATTTTCCATCATTTCTAGCAATAGATTTTCTATTTTTTTTACCACCAATTACAGCATCTATTTCAGATATGTCTGGATCCTTTGTATTAATGCCACCATTATCTATGATAAATTTTTTTAACCCTTTTGGTTTTTCAGCTTTTAATAAAGACGGAATTGCTGTTCCCTTTGTTTCAAATTTAGGATCGTCTATTACATCATACAAGTTTACTTCAGGGTCAGGCAACCCTTCTGGTTTTACTATTTGGCTTTCTTTGATTGTTTCTGTGGAAATTATTTCACCAGTTTCTGGATCCAAAGTATCTGTCTGTGCTCTTACACTGGGATCAAAATCTCTGCCCATTTTGCTACGCTTAATTAAGCTGTCAGCAACTCTGTTTTCAGTAACTTTATGCAAGGAACCTGCTGTTATATCTTCATCTCCAACAGCCTGTTCAACAGCCAATACTGTTGCCTTTTCCTTTATCTCGTGGCTTGACCTTTCTATTCTGTCAGATATTTTACCAAAACCAACATGAAGACCACCACCTAATGCACCACCAAATGCGACATTTAAGAAACTATCCATTAAATTATAGTCTTGGTCTTGTTCTGCTGCTGCTGCACCTATGACTAACGGCTCAAGTAAAGCTGCACCAACCATACCATCCATTACACCTGTCATAAACCTACCACCATTTTTACCAAACTTTGCAGCCAAAGTTGCTGCTCTTGCTGCACC